TATGCTATTAACAGTGCAAAACTTTTATTAAGAAGCAAAGAGGTGAGGAATATAGTGGATAAAGAAGTAGAAATGTTAATGTCTGAGATTGGCTGTACTAAGAAGTACCTTTTAGAGAACGCCAAGGATATTATTGATAAGGAAAGCTCCAGAGACGGAGACAAACTCCGTGCTCTGGAGACGCTGATGAAGATATCAGGTCTTTTAACTACCGATAAAAAAGTGGATTCAGTAGCTTTGATACAGGAATTTACCGGATTCAGCAGGGATAAGCTAAACGCATTTAGCGCAGGCCTTCTCCCTGAGGAAAAGCCGAAAGAGTTAAAGGAGAATAGTTGAAGTGCCGCCGAAAGGAACATTACTGGACATGAGTACACCATTTATGAATCCAGTATCTACAAATGTTCACAGCAATGTAGATAATTTAATTTTTCAGTCTAAGCTTGATGAGCAGGAGAAGAAGGAAAAGATGTATGGTGCTATTTATGAGGATAAGAGTCCTGAGTTTATAGGCGGTATGGATGATGTTGTTGCCAATGTTGCCTTTTCTCCTTTGATAGCGGCTAAGAAGATACCAGACCTTATGAAGACGATAAAGAAAATTGGATTAAAGAATCCGCTTTATCATTTTACATCACAGCCAAGGGCAGAGGCAATTTTAAAATCTGGACAGATTAACCCCAGCGGCTCTTTCCCATCAGCGAAGCCCGTTGGTATTGTTAAACCAAGGGGTTTTTCTGTCACTAGAGACCCAAAGTTTGCAAGTAGGCCGCATAAGCACGTGCCAACTGATGTTAGGTTTATTATGGATAGGGATGATTTAATTAGGAAGGGCTATAATATAAAACCATTTACTGAGAGTCATTATCGGAAAACATCAGAGAGCGTGATTCCTATTGGCAAGTATAAAGAAATACATGGTTATTACCCCTATCAAATGAATCCACGTTTTGAATTTGAAGAAAGGATAGCGGGGTCGTTACCAGTTAGTGATATAAAATTAATAGATTTTCTTAAATTCCCAAAAAAAGCCTTAGAGTCAGAAATCCCTCGTCTTACTACGAATAGGGCAAATTTATTACATAGGATTTTGGATAGGGACATTCCAATTATGATGAGTAAAGATGCAAGACGGGAAATGAAGGCATTAGGTGGTCGGGAGCTTTTAACAACCAGAGAATTTGACAAGTTAATGTCGTCTCCAACTTATAGCTTTGATCCTTTTAAGCGGCGTAAATTTGAATGGGAACCTTACCAGTGGTAATAAAGAAAATAAAGATTGATAACAATAGGTGGGATGTCACAACTACCCCTATTTGGCCCTATTCTACCCCTAGAATAGCGAAAGTGGACAATAGGCTATACGTAATAAGGTTTGACTTAAATGGATGAGAAAGAATACAAATTCTGGCTTATTTACATTGCCTTTATTGTTATAATGATATATTTTTTTATATGGATAACGGAAATGTGAGTGGTAAACCTGCCACTGCCAGAAGCTATCGGGGAACTCTCGTGGATGATAACATGGTTTTCTCCTTCAACATTAAATGGCTGGGACAGATTTTGGTTTTGTGTGGGATGCTGGTATATGGTTTCTGGAATATTATCGCACGTATTGAAGCCCTTGAAGACGGGATGGCTACTTCAACTGCCCAGATCGGTGAATTGGTTGATAGACATATAATAGACGAACAACAAAGATATGCTAAAATGGAAGAGGAACTGCAATGGTACCAAAAGGAATTAAATCTAAACCCTCTAAGCTGGCGAAAAAAGAAAAAAAAGTAAAAGCCATGTCTTGGAGTGAGATTCTGGCAAAGATAAATCATTATGTTAGTGTTCATGGCGACCTGCCGAGGAATTAAAGTAAATGAAGGAATTTCTAACACTTTATTCAGAAGCTGGGATGATAGGCGTTGTGGGTGCTATGTTTATGTTTTTGGTTTATTCTATGAGCAAGAGGGCTAATGATCAGGCTGAGGCACTTGAGAACCTTAAGGTTGAAAACGAAGAACAGTCTGTAAGGATTTCCAATATTGAGAGTATTGTGATTAAGTTCTTGGACAGGTGGAACCGTTCTGATGAGACGAGAGATCGCCGCCATGAAGATTTAGTAAAGGAAGTTAATGATATGTCCGATGTTCTCATGGAGATTAAGGGAAGCGTATCAAGGATAAATGGGAGGAAGTAATGACAGACAGGGATTTTCAGGACTGGTGGGGCAAAGTTGTAAGGATACACGGATATGATCCTAATCCGGACAATCCTATGCATTTTTATGACTATCGTAAGGCTTATGATGAGAACCATCCCATCCCTAAGCGTTTTCAGCATTGGGACTCAAGGTATAAGCATGATCTTCACCCAAACAGGTTTGTACCGGGAACAGACCCTTCTGTAGACAAGCCGGATGTTATGTGGTGGGATACCAAGAATGATGAGCCCGCTTCAGCTTCGGAGGTTCTTATCCACGATGTAATGCGTCAGGAATATTTAGACGGCCTAGATGATGCCAGATAATTTTAACATTATCCCCGGCCCTTCTGATATGCAGGAAAGGGACGAGGTTCTTGCCAATGCCTATAAGAGCCTTATTTACTTTGGCAGGGCATTTCTGCCTAATGACTTCATGCATAAGTCAAATTCCCCCAATTTTCACTTTGATGTAGCTGAAAAACTCATATCAACAAAACCGGGGAGCAGAACCTGCATTATCATGCCCCGTGGCTTTGGCAAGTCCATCTTGTCAAAAGCCGCCATTATGCATAAGCTTTGCTTTGCCGGTGACGATGAACAGCATTTTATGGCTTGGGTTTCAGAAGAACAAAGTCAATCCATTGATCACTTAAAATATTTAAGAAATCACTTTGAAGTAAATAAAAAATTAAAGTATTACTTCGGAAATATGGATGGTAGCAGTGCTGGCAAGCGTTGGACAGAAAAAGATATTGTAACTCCCAAAGGAGACCGGGTAATTGCTAAAGGGACATCACAGAGACTGAGGGGCCGTGCCGAGGTTGATGTTCGCTACACGGGTATTATCCTTGATGACTTTGAATCTGAATTAAACACCAAAACACCGGAGAGAAGGTCGGAGATCAAGAAGTGGATCGTGTCCACTGTTTACCCTGCTTTGGAGGAGACCCCGGGCAATGAGGGTTCTATATGGCTGTGCGGTACCATTGTTCATTATGACAGCTTTCTTCAGATGGTTGTAGACGGTTATAAGAAGGCCAAGAAGGACGGAAGATCGTATCCTTGGGACGTTGTGTTTCACAGGGCTATTGAGGATGGTAAATCTATCTGGCCTGAGCAGTTTTCAGTAGAAAAGCTGGAATCTAAGAAACGGGAGTTCATTGAAGCTGGACTTGTTAATAAATTTGCACAGGAGTATATGAACGATGCCCGAGACATTTCTAACGCATCATTTAAGATTGACCGTATCCAGCATTACAACGGCAGTGTTAAGAACAAAGGCGGATTCAACTATCTAATTGACGGTGAAGACGCTACACCCCTTAATATTTACATTGGCGTTGACCTTGCGGCAACAGCCACAGAGACCTCAGATTATCAGGTTATCATGGTTATGGGTATTGACTCTGATAAAAACCGCTATGTTCTGGAGTACTTTCGTGAGCGTATCCCTACTTTTGATATTCCTCCTAAGATCATTGAACTTGCTAATAAGTACTCTCCTGTCCGCCGGGTTACGATTGAAACAGTGGCGGCACAGGAAATGGTAAGGGATATGGTAACTAGGCTTTCGGCAAAGGAAAAGAGATTGATGCCCGGTATGTTCAAGGGTGTTAAGCCTCCGCCTAGGATAAAGAAGGAAGATCGGCTTGAAACATCACTTGGCCCCATTGTCAACTCGAAAAAGCTTTACATACAGAGGCATATGACAGAATTGGTGGATGAGTTCTTTGAGCATCCCAAGCCGAGAAATGACGATTTAATGGACGGCTTATATTATGCTGACTACTTCGCCAAACCCCCGAAGAGCGGAAAGACAAAGGTTGATACTTTAAACCGGGATATTGAATCACCACGCATTGGAGTCTTATCTAGGTCTTATAACTGGGTAACTGGAGCTAGGGCATGAACACCGTTGCACATTATATCTATTTATTGGTAAGATACCGCAGATAATTACAACTATGCCACGATACTCTAAGCGGTCAAAAGAAAGGCTTGCAACTTGTGATGAGAAGTTGCAGGGCGTGTTTAATGAGGTGATTAAGCACGTTGACTGTTCTATTTTAGAGGGACATCGTAGCAAGGAAAGGCAAAACAAACTTTATGATGAGGGACGTACTAAAGTTAGGTATCCTGATGGCAGGCATAATGCTGACCCTTCTAAAGCCGTGGATGTTACCCCTTACCCTGTTAATTGGGAAGACAGGGAGCGGCAGACTCTCTTTGCCGGGTTCGTTCTTGGCATTGCTCGTGGGATGGGCCTTCGTCTAAGATGGGGCGGTGACTGGGATCAGGATTTTCAGGTAATGGATAATCGCTTTGACGATTTTCCGCATTTTGAGATTAGGAAATAATGCCCGAGACTACAGACACTATTAAAGCAAGGCTCACCCCCGGTGAGTTTGTTGTTAGAAAAGAGGCCGTTGATATGATTGGACTACCCTTTCTTCATAAAATTAACAATCTTCCTAAAGAAGGCGGTCATTCTGCGATTGATAAGATCAAACACATGGCTATGCTGGAGAATATGAAATCAATGTATGGCGGCGGACAGGTTCAGATGGGCTATGAGAATGGCGGTTCGGTAGGAGCTGACGCTACAGCAACTGACAGAATGAATCAATTATTAGCGGCAGAGCAAATAAGCAAATTGCACACTGGTGGTAATCTATATAATACATCTGAACATGACCCAGTCAGAGCAATATCTGAAGGTGCTTTTATGCCTGTTGCTGGCGTTATGAGCGGGCTTGGGCTAAAGCGGCTCCCAGCTTATAAAGGGACAGCACTTGGCAAGGGCAATGAAAGGGCCATAAAAGAGGCAGAAGAATTATTAAAAAGGACTAGAAAGCCCGGAGCTGGTTTAAAAAAGAAATTAATAAGTGAGATAGATGAAGCTGGTTTACCAGATGCTTACGGCGAACCCATGTCTTATTTTAAAGATTTACATACTGATGATTTAGCCGATATGCTAAAAGAGTACTATGGTAAGGAATTATATCAAGCTAATAGAGGTTTGTTTAACACCTTAAAAGCAAGTGGCTATCAATCTGGTGGATTGACTGGCTATCAACCGGGTGGTGAAGTTGGTTTGTTAGAAAAGATTTTATCGGGCTTGTCTAATATAGAGGCTTATAAGGGT